GAAACTTCTTGGGATGCCGTTCCCGCTGATGGCATGGAGGCAGATGATCTTCTTGCTATCTGGAGTACAGAAACTCCAGGTATCATTGTTAGTATAGATAAAGATTTGCTTCAAGTACCAGGACTTCACTATAACACTCGGAAGAAAGAGTATGTACACATGAGTGAAGAAGAAGCCTCTCTACTCCTGCATACTCAAGTACTGATGGGTGACTCTACTGATAACATCCCGGGGCTTAAAGGTATCGGTAAAGTTAAAGCAGCCAAGGTAATGGAGGGTGTATCTATGCCCCAACACTTGTCCACCGTAAAATCTTTCTGGCAAAAATACTTTGGCAGAGGGTGGGAAACAGATCTTCAACTCAACATGGATTTAATTTATCTCAGGAGAAGTATGGATGATCGATATGACACCCGAACAGGAAAACGATTTACTGTACAACTACGGGATAATAGTCGAAAGGGACTGGAACAACCCCAAACTTTATCAGGCAACAATGAATCTTGGCTGGATACACGCAGCAACGACAGCGTCAACCAAGACGGAAGCAGTGTACGATCTAAAGAAGCACATAGTTTCTGAAGTACCTTGGTTGAGTTCTGCTCTGACAGTAGAACAATCTTTTGAACAGTATATGATGTATAAAAAGCTAGGAGTATAGCTGATGGGTAAAATATTAAGAAAAACTGAGTGTGATTCTTGTGGTTCTAGTAATAACCGCTGTGAATATGATGACGGTTCTACTTGGTGCTTCACACCTGATTGTGCAAGTAATAAGAAAGCCTTTAAAAACGTAGACAAAGAGGAGAGTAATGTGATATCTTTTGACTCACTGCCCTTCGGTACCTCTGCTGAAAGAAATATCTCTGTAAAAGTATGCGAGATGTTTGGTGTTAAGCGGGAAGTGTCGTCTTCTGGGGGTACCAGTGCAGTATACTACCCTTACTTCGAAAACAATGTCTTAGTAGGTAATAAGAAACGTTTGTTCCCCAAAGACTTTCGTGTAGAAGGCAAGCTACCTGCTACCTTGTTCGGCCAGCATGTCTTTCCCGGCGCAGGTAAACGTATTGTAATCACAGAAGGTGAAGAAGATACTCTTGCGGTAGCCGAAGCCTACTCTAAGTACGGTACAGGTGTAATCTACCCAGTAGTATCTATACCTTCTGCCTCCAACTTGAAGGCTGTTGTAGAAAACAGGGACTATCTTCGTTCTTTCGAAGAAGTAATTCTGTTCATAGATACAGATGAAGCCGGGGACATTGCCGTAAACAAGCTAGCTAACGTTATCGGCTTTGATAAAGTTAAAGTAGCTCGTACTAAGTTTAAAGATGCCTCCAAGGCACTAACAGAACTAGGTCACATGGGTGTACTCAGAGGTATCTGGGATGCACAACAGTATAGCCCTCAAGGTATCTGTACTGGTGAAGATCTCTGGACTAAGTTAGTAGAGTACAACGATGTAGAGTCTCTACCTTATCCTGATTGTTTCTCTGGTCTTAACGATAAGATTAAAGGTATGCGCATGGGTGAAATAGCTCTATGGGTTTCAGGTACAGGTGCAGGTAAGTCTACTATGTTACGTGAGATTGTTCTTGATATCATAGATAAGACAGAAGATAAAGTAGGTATAATTGCTCTTGAAGAAAGTCCTGCTGAAACTACTCGTAAGCTAGCAGGCATGGTAATCAAGCGTAACCCTGCTGCAGAAAAGATTGAACTAAAAGATCTTCGGGTAGGCTTCGATACATTTAAAGATCGGGTGTTAGTGTTAGATCATTGTGGATCTATGTCTAACGGTATTATATCTCAACTAGAGTACATGGCTTTATCTGGTTGTAAGTATTTGTTTATTGATCACATCACTATCCTTGTGTCAGAGGGTTCCGCTGGGTTAACAGGCAATGAAGCTATAGATAAGGTGATGAATGATCTGCTGCGTATCTCAAAACAACACAACGTGTGGATCGGTCTGGTGTCTCATCTACGAAAGATGTCTACTACAGGACAATCCTTTGAAGAAGGAAGACTCCCCACTGTTGATGACATCAGAGGTTCGGGTTCTATTAAACAAATCTCCCACGACATCTTAGCTTTCTCTCGTAACATTACTGCTGAGAAAGAAGATGATCGCAATACCATTACACTATCAGTGTTAAAGTCTCGCTACACAGGAAAAACAGGTCCTGCTGGTACGTGTAAGTACGACTACGATACAGGTAGACTACATGACGGACTGTATGATTCTATGCTGGGTAACCTAGGTATATAATTGTAGTCCATTATTAAAAGGGAATAACTGATGGAAGATAACATGAAAGACCCTCTAAATGAAGTGGTGGATTATCTAATAGAAAAAGTCTCTAAGGTTAATATGAATAACCCTAAAGCAAATAAAGGTGCACAAATACTTAGGACTATTTCTAAGTATAAAGATAACATCCCGGGTATTGTACAGGTAGCTTTCGATAAAATGTCTTCTAACTTTACCCGAGAGTACCCGGAGCAGCCTGTTGGTCTAGCTAAGACTACTCAAGTTAGTGTGGGTATAGGTGAACATGTCTTTACTAAATACTTCGGTGTCAAGTGTAGTTTCCAACAGGCAATCCGTACAGGTGATCTTGTGCTTGAAGCCTACGTACAGTCAGGTTTCATTGTGGTCAAAAGAGCAGAAGGGTTTGGTGCTTATAACGCCCAAGCTCCCTACATGATCGAACCAACAAGTCGCTGGGAGGAGATAGGTGAATTTAAACTAATTGAAAGCAAAGGACTACTTGTCTACACTGTAGATGAGATGCCAGAAGATATTAGTAACATTATGCAACCTAAAAACTACCCTCTAATTAAACGTTGGGGTATTGCTGCTCCTCAATCACAGAGAGATGCCTTCAATAATATATTTATTGACTCTCCTTTTGTAAGAGCAGTTAATAACTTGCAACAAACCTCTTGGAAGATAAACCCAAAGGTACTTGCTATTTTACTTGACCGGCTTGACGACATACTACCCAAAGATATTCCTATGTACAGTAATGCTATACCTAAGAGCCTACTTAAAACTGCCTATGAAAAGTATCAAAAGAAACCTACTGTAGGTAACAAGGCTGCGTATAACCTTATCGCTAAAGAGTGGGAAAAAACTCTGCGTCCCCTTCAGGTAAGAGCTAAACGTGCTGAGATAAAAACAACTATAGGTAAAGCTAAACAACTAGCTGAGTGGGATAAGTTTTACTCTCTGGTAGATCTAGACTACCGAGGTAGAGTATACTACAAAGAACCCTACATGAACTACCAAGGCAACGATATTGCTCGAGGTATCATGTCATTCAGTGAGAGTAAAGAAATTGATGATGAAGGTAAACGTGCTTTAGCTATTCATACTGCCAACTCTTACAATGAAAAGTATAACGTAGATGAAATACCTGACTGGGTAGAAGAAGACTATTTTTCTATGCTCACAGAAGAAGGTATCGATACTATAAGTGTAGATAAGTTCTCCCTTGAAGACAGAATTAACTGGTTTAATAATAACTGGGAACTTATAGAAAGCACTGCAGACAACGGTACACTGCATGAATGTGAGAAAACAGTAGTGTTTCTTGCCTGCTGCCTAGAATGGTGCGACATAGCTGACATGGAGGACAAGGGACTTGTTCCAACTTCCAGTATACCTGTAGCAATAGATGGTACCTGTAATGGTTACCAACACTCTGCTGCTATGTCTCGAGATGATAAGACAGGCAGGTTGGTTGCCCTTGAAGATAGCGCTGTACCTCATGACCTCTACGTTAAAGTAGCTAAGAAAATAGTTGAACTAGCTCCAGACTTCTTTACTAACAGAGCAATGTCCTACGCAGAGATACGTAAGTTAATCTCTAAAAGAGCTACCATGACTCGTGCCTACTCTGCAGGAGCACAAACAATTGCTGAGTCAATGTACTCTGATTGTGTTCAGGCAGGAGCAGACGAAGAGTATAACATTACTCAAATTGATTGTGATGAGTTATCAGTACATATACTTAAAGCGATTGAGGCGGTATGCCCAGGCTCTCAGACCACTATGAAGTTCTTACAGGACTTAGCCCAGTGGGAACTAGGTACCTTCGAGTATCAAGATAGTTCAGGGAGTAAAGTATCTCATGCGACTATAAGTAAGTATAAGAAGCTTGCACGGTTAGCTAACAAAGAACAGAGAGCAAATCCAAGTACAGAGAATACTCTTGAGTTAAACAAGATTAACTCTAAGATATCTGAGTGTAAGCTAATCCTAGTTAAGGGTCATGCCGGAGAAGATATCCGTTGGATGACCAAGTCAGGTTTCCCTGTTATCTACAAGGTAAATGCTACACGGCAAGACACCTGTAAGTCTACCTTGCGTGGTGTTATTGGTGGTGCTTCTAAGCAACCTGGTCGTATCAATCATGTCGCTAAGATATACTTAGAAACAACAAACAGAAGGGAAGCCAGTGCA